GCAACCACCGGCTCCACCCCCCTCGGTTTGGGAAGACGAGCAGGGGGCGTTTCAGCATTTCGGGCAACAGGTCGTTAGCCAGGCAACGCTCAACGCGCGCCTCGACATGTCCGAGATGATGATGCGGCAGGCCAATCCCGACTTCGAGGACATGAAGCAGGTCTTCATTTCCCTGATGAAGGATAACCCGGTGCTTCAACAGCAGGCGTTGTCCGACCCGCACCCGTGGAACAAGGCGTATCAGATCGCCAAGAACCACAAGACGATGCAGGAACTCGGCGCGACTGATGTTGCCTCGCTTGAGGCAAAACTGCGCGAGAAAATCCAGGCGGAATTGGCGGCCAGCGTCCCCGTGACGAAGCCGACGCTGCCGCCAACCCTCACCGGAGAGAGAAACGTAGGCCAGCGTACCGGCCCCGCCTGGGGCGGCCCGAAAACGCTGGAGGAAATTCTCTCCACATCCTGAACGGGGATCACGCGTCGTGAGACGCCGCCCCTCCCATAGACGGAACCAAGACAATGGCAGATACCACAGTCGCTGAGGCCTTGAAGGCCCAGCAATGGGACGCTGATTACTTCGAGCAGTATATTCAGTTCGGCCCCTTCAGCAAATTGCTCGGCACGGACGAAAACGCCGTGATCCAGATGAAGGAAAACCTGTCGAAGGGGAAGGGTGACACCATCACCATTGCCCTGCTCAACAGGCTGACCAACAGCGCCACCACCGGAACCGACGTTCTGGAAGGCAATGAAGAAGATCTGGTTTCCCGCTCGCACGACATCACCATCGACAAATACCGCAACGCAGTCCGCGTCGCGGAGATGGACGAGCATGTGACCCCGATCGATCTGCGCAAGGGCGCGCGCGCCGCGCTCATGAACTGGTCGAAGGAGCTTGTGCGGGATCAGTATATCGCAGCCCTCGGATCGCTCAACGGCACGGCTTTCCTGAGCCGGACATCGACCATCGCGGATGCGTGGCTGGTTGATAACGCTGACCGTGTCCAGTTCGGCGCGGCTGCTGCGGGTTATACCGACCTGTCGTCCGACCTTGCCCTGCTCGACACCACGGCCGACCTGTTCAACGCGACCGCACTGGACGCGATGATCCTCAAGGCGAAGACGGCCAACCCGAAGATCCGCCCGATGGAGGATTATGCGGATGGTCGTCGCTACTATGTGGCGCTTGCCAATCCGCATGCGTTCAAGAACTTCCGCGACAGTGTCGATACCGAGGTTCTCGCGAGCACGGTTGTCCAGGCCCAGGCTTCCAAACTCTTCGAGGGCGGCGACCTGTTCTGGAACGGCGTGATCATCAAGGAAGTGGACGATATCCCGATCTATCCCAACATCGGTGCGTCGGCCACGACCGAGGTAACGCCGGTCTATCTGCTCGGCGCGCAGGCGCTCGGCTATGTCTGGGGCCGCCGCTGGAAGTCGGTCGTCAAGCAGTTCGACTATGACGACAAGTGGGGCACCGCCATTGATGGCATCTACGGCCTCAACAAGCTGCTGTTCGGCAAGGGCGCGAGCGATCGTGACGATCTTGTCGATCATGGCGTTGTAACGGGCTTCTTCGCAACAACGGGAGCTGGTACAGTCGCTTCTGCTGGAGAAATCTAATATAGTTATTGCGTGGGTTCAATGTGGACCCACGCTTGACTTTTCCCAACTCTGTAAATCGTACTCCGATCAATGCCGAGTTCCTTCGCTAGGCGATAGCGATTGGCTCCGCTTTGGAACTGTTCGCGAATATATCGGACCATATCGTCATTTAGTTTTGAATTTGAGTGTTCCGTGCCTTTTCTAGGCGTAGGGACGACCTGACGCCGTTTCAGAACGTGCCTCATGTGGAGGTGGTTCTGCTGCGGAGTGCAAAGCTCAAGATTTTCTAGGCGATTGTCGGTCTTGTCGCCGTTGATGTGGTTTATCTGCATCCCCGGCGGGATTGCCCCTTTGAATGCCTCCCACATCGCCCTGTGTACGGAAACGGTAGTTGGCTTGCATTCAACGCTGAAAGTGATGCCCCGATATCCGTTCCTGTCACTGGAACGTAGCATTGTGTTTCGGCACCTGCCCATTCGGTCTTTGCCAATGCGGCGGGCGCGACCTTGGCTGCTGATTTCATAATAATCCTCAAAGCCGAGGGCGGGCTTCCACTGTTCCATAACGACATGCGTAAAGTATCGGATTGCGTTAGTCAATTGAAAGGAATACATAAATGGCTACTTTCACAGCAACCCGCGCGGCCTCCACGTTTCCGGTTCCGAGCATTTCGGTGCCTACGGGAGTGCTTCAGGTGGCGTGGGGCGTCTATAGCCTCGCGGCCAACCCCACGGCCAACGATGTCATCGAGTTCTGCCGCGTCCCCAAGGGCGCGACGGTTATCGGTGGCTGGTTGCAGGGTGTCGATATCGACACCAACGCGACCGAGACGTTCGACATCGATCTGGGCTGGGCGGCAAATGGCGTCGAATCAGCCGATACGGATGGTTTCGGCAATTTCGGTGTCCAGACGGGCGATGCCTCCGTTCACCTTCCGGTGGCGGGCATCTACCTTCCGTTCGCGAACATCATCCAGACCCCTGGGTTTGTGACGTTCTCGGCCGAGACGAAGATCATCGGCACGGTGATCGCTACTGCCGCGACCGGCGGCACCGGTGTCCTCAAGACCGTCGTTCTGTTCGTCTGATCTCTCCTGAACTGGCCGGGCTTTCGGGTCCGGCCATCTTTCCGAGGTGCCTTATGCGTTTCAAGTTCACGGGCGATTACACCAACGGCCACACTTCGGTTTCCGTGCACGGCGTCAAGTTCGTCGAGCGCGAGCCGGTCACGGTCGAGAATGAGGACCTGATCGCCAAGCTCAAGAGCCACCCCGAGGTTGAGGCCGTCACCGGCAAATCCGCCAAGGGTGAGACGGTCGTCGAGTAATGGCAACCTGCCGCGAGATCGTCACCCGCGCCTATCAGGTTGGCGGCATAGTCTCGCTCGGGGTCGATCCCAAGGCCAGAGAAATGGATCTAGGCATGGAGGCGCTGCAAAGCCTGTTCGATATGTGGGTCGAGCAGGGCATGTTCGGCCGCCTGAAGGATGTTTACAAAACCGCGAATTACACAGCCAGGGAATATGAGCGGGTCATCGCGCCTTCGGCTATCACTGTCACGAAACCGATGACGATTTCCGGGCAGAATCGCGCGCCTTACGACCTTGCCTGCATCGTCACGATCCTCAACGGGACGCAGACCAACTATATCTACACGCAAGGGGACTGGACAAGCCTGTCAGGGCTTGCGGAGGCATCAGAGTGCCCACTTTCCTACCGTGATCGGCACGGTTTCTCCTGTCGCATGGCGATGGAATATCCAACCATGTTCGGGGCCAATCTCGGGGCGCCGGAGATTCAGCGCGGACGGCGGTTCCAGGCCAGCATCATGCAAAAGTTCGGGGTCGATAACACACCCGTGATCACAGACGACTATGGTAGCTATACCTTTAGGCCGTAGCGCCTATGAGCGCACGCGCGGCGCATTCCCACGCCTGCCAGTTGTCAATTATATTGCCGAGAAAGCGCCGACAGAGGAAGGGGGAATCGCATTCCAGTCGCGGCGGGGGCTGTCGGAGAGCACGGAAGTCGGGTCAGGCCCAATCCGTGCGATCTTTGAAGAGGATGGCGTTCTCAATGGCGCGCAGATTGTCGTTTCCGGCGCTGGCGTTTATGCGGATGGTACGCTGATCGGCGCGCTCGGCGGCAACGGTCCTGTTTCCATCGCAGGGGACGCCAATCAGGTCATTATCGCCGCCGGCGGTGACATGGTGCATTACGATGGCAGCGCCTTTACGACGGTTGCGTTCCCTGACGGTGCGTTCATCACGTCCGTTGCGCATCTGGCCGGTTATTTCGTCGCGCTCAGGGCTGGTACGCAGCGTTGGTATTTCTCGACGATCGGCGACGGCGCGGCCTGGGACGGGCTTGATTACGCCTCCGCTGAAAATGAGCCGGACCAACTCAACGACATCATCGTCGCCAATGATCTACTGGTTCTGATCGGGACCAGCACGACCGAATTCTGGATCAGGACCGGCAATGCCGACCTACCGTTTCAGGCGGTTCAGCAGCGCGTTTTCGAATATGGATCGATTGCGGCGGGCTGCGCGGTTCCGGTCGATAATACGCACATCTGGATCGGCAATGACGGGATTGTCTACCGGGCCGGTCAGGTGCCGGAGCCGGTCAGTGACGACGGGCATACGGCGGACATTCTGGGCTCGACGAGCTGGCGCATGTTTCTGGTCAACGACGAGCGGCACAAGCTGATCCATGTAAGGCTGGACGCAAAAACACTGATCTTCGACGTAACCGGTGGAACGTGGAGCGAGTTCGAAAGCTCGGGCTGGACCAATTACCGGGTTGCCTGTTCCAATGGCGCCTTGATGGGAGACGACGAAACCGGGAAGCTGTGGGAGTTCTCCGGCTATCTCGACGCTGGCGGCCCTTTGGAGCGGCGGATATCGGGAGGGTTCCCGGTCAACGGCGGGACGGTGCACATTGGCTCGCTTCGTCTGAGAGTCGAGGTTGGAACAACCGAGTATCTGACCGGCGATTATTCGGACCCGTCGATCGAGATGCGTTTTTCCGACGATTTCGGAAACACATGGACCGATTGGGACGAGACCCAACTTGGGGAGCAGGGAAATTATCGCACCATGCCGGAGTGGCGGGCGCTGGGGAATGCCGACTATCCGGGCAGGATATTCGAGTTTCGGGTGACTGATCCGGTCTCCCTCCGCTTTTCCGCCGCGCTGGTGAACGAAACGACAGCGGGACGCGCGCGTGGTTGACCAGATTCAGGAACTGATCCTTCCAAGGTTGCCGGCCCAGCCCGCGAACTGGTCCGAGCTTCAGATCTGGTGGCAGAACGTCGTCGAGCAGATCGAGGCGGCGGTCGGGCTCAGCAATTCGCTGGTTGAAGTGAACGTCAACGCTGCGTTTCTGGTGGCGTCGGCCAGCGCCGACCTTTCGGCCGATCGCGTGCTTGCGGTCGAATCTGGGCAACTGACCGCTATCGACGGCGGCGCGAACAGCAGCTTAACGCTTGGCTTGGCGGATGCGGGCTCACCGGGGACATATGGGTCGGCATCGGAGGTCCTGGCCGTCACGATCGATGCCAAGGGCAGGGTGACAGGGGTTAATGAGTTCGCCCTGGACAGTGACAACGTGGCCGAGGGGCTGGCCAATCTGTTCTTTACGGATGCGCGTGCGCGAGCCGTGATTTCCGGTGGCGCGGGGTTGATCTACAACAGCGGGACCGGCGTCATGGACGTTGGCGCTGGAACCGGGGTGGCAGTCAACGCGAACGACGTTGCGCTGGACACGTCGAGCAGCCGCAACGTCGATCACTCCGCAGTCTCGGTGATCGCTGGCGCGGGGCTTACAGGCGGAGGCACGATCGCGCTCGATCGCACGCTGAATATCGGAGCGGGAACGGGTATTACAGTCAACGCAGACGATGTGGCGCTCACGGTGCCAACGGCTTCGGGGACGTACACGCCAACGCTGACGACCGTGGCGAATGTCGCGGCGTCTTCGATCTACGCCGCGCAATATCTGCGCGTCGGCAATACGGTGACGGTATCGGGGCGTGTGGACATCACGCCCACGGCGGGGGCTGCATCAACACAATTTCGTCTGACTACCCCGGTCGCGAGCAATTTTGGATTTGCCTATCATGCAGGCGGAACATTCGCGGCGAGCAATGTCGCCAGCGTTTCCGGGGCGGTGTCGTCGGATTCCGGGACTGATGAAGCGCTATTCACGTTCGTTTCGACCGGCACCGCTGCGCTGACGATGTGGTACTCCTATACCTATCAAATCATATGATCCGGCTAGCCACGATCGAGGATTGCGGGGCTGTCGCGGAACTTGGGGAAAGATTTCATGCCGAGGCGCTTTGGTCAACCGTGGTGGATTATGTCGCCGGGGACTGTGAGGCATCTCTCAGGCAACTGATCGAGCAAGGAATATTGCTGGTAGCCGATGAGGGGCAAATCGTCGGCATGGCCGGGGGGATGATCTTTCCTTTCTATTTCAATCATTCGCATCTGACCGGCAACGAGCTTTTTCTTTGGGTGACGCCGGAGCGCCGGGGAAGTCTCGGCGTCCGTCTTCTCGACGCAATGGAGGCCGAGGCTCAACGTCGCGGCTGCAAAAGCTGGGGCATGAACCTGATGGAAAGCATCGCCCCGGAGCGCACCGAAAAGTTCTTCCTGAGGCGGGGCTACCGCCCGATCGAACGGACATTCGTAAAGGTATTCTGAATGGCAGGCATTTCTCTAGGGGCGGCCCTGCTTGGCTCGGCTGTCATCGGCGGAGCCACGTCCGCAGTCGGCGCTGCAAAGAACGCGGGCGCCATCAAGAACGCATCGCAGCAGACCACCGCTGACAATGCCGCAGCACGTGAGCTTCAGGAAAAGGTTTACAACCAGAATTACGACACGCTTTCCCCTTTCGTTGCGCGCGGAAACGTCGCCGGGGACAGCGTCAATGCGCTATTAGGTCTGCCGACAGCGGCGGAGGCTCCTCAGCCCGGCGGTGGGCGGCCGGATTACGCCGGCTATGTACAGGCCAATCCAGATCTTCTCGCTGAATATCAGCGCGCCCCGATGCAGTGGGGCTCACTCAGCGACTATGGAAAGTTTCATTATGACACCTATGGGCAGGGCGAAGGGCGTACGCTGCCAGGCGTGGCGGCTGCGAATGGAGTTGCAAGCGCGGTAACACCTGTCACCGCGCGAAATGCTTTCGACAACTATCTCAATTCAACCGGCTACAAATTCCAGCTTGGCGAGGCGAACAAGAACGCCAATTCCATGCTGGCGGCGACTGGCGCATTGGACAGCGGCGCCGCCGTAAAGTCGGCACAGGATCGCGGACAGAATATCGCGACGGGGTTTTTCAACAATTACCTGGGCCTTCTCGGCAACCAGCAGGGCGTCGGCCTCTCCGGCGCATCAGCTATTGCCGGGGTTGGGCAGAATTACGCTAATTCGATGGGCAATCTTTACGGCCAGAACAGCCAGAACGCCTGGAACACCGCGAACGCCAAGGTGAACAATACGAATGACCTGTTGAGCGGGCTGTCCTCCTCTTTCGGCGTCGGGCTCGGCGCACTGACCAAGTTCAAATGACGAAAGAAGAAGAGTTGGCCGCCCTTCGCGCCAAGCTGAAGGCCCGCGAGGGCAAGCAGGGCTACAAGCAGAACGTCGCCGATATCAGGAAACGCATCGCGGAGCTTGAGAATGCCTGATTACACCAATGCTCTGCTGTCCGGCTTCCAGACGGGCCGTGAAATGCGCCGTCAGGAAGGGCTCAACAACGCCCTCGCCGACTATGCGACGGGCAAAACGCACGACGTGGGCGAGATTGCGCGCTATGACGCTGGGTCCGCCCTGCAATTGCGGAAAGCGGATGAGAAGCGCCAGCAGCAACTCATCGCGGACGGAACGAAAGCGGTTGGACAGGCCGCCCTTCTGATCGCTCAGAAGCCGGAAGCCGAACGCGCCATGGCGTGGGATCAGGCGATCGACGGACTGGCCGCACAAGGCTGGACCTCGCTTGCTCAATATAAGGGCCGCTACAGTCCGCAGGCGCTTGAGAGCGTGATCGCCTCGGCGGGGTTGTCGGGCGACTATATTCAGGGGCAGCAGCCGAAATACCTGCCGATCCCGGCTGGCGGAACTCTCGTCAACACTCGCGACCCTGCCGCGATTGCGCAGTTCCAGGGTCAGGTGCCGATGGTCTCCGATCAGGCAAGCTATGATGCCATCCCATCCGGTCAGCAGTTCCGCGACCCTGACGGCAACCTTCGGGTGAAACCCTGATGGCAAATCCGTGGGACAGCGCGCCGATCGTGCAGCAGGCGCAACCAAAGGCCCCCGGCGTAATCGTCGGACCGCCAAAGGCTCCCGATCCCTATCAGGTGCAGAAGGACCAGTTCAGCCAGGGTCTCCAGTTGAACGCAGAGGGGCGCGCCACTGAAGACCAGGCGATGCAGCGCCAGAAATTTCAGCTCGATCAACAGAAATTTCAGCAGGATCAGGAAAAGCTCAAGCTTGACCAGTCAAAGCTCACGGAATCGCAGGGCAAGGCTGCATCGTTCGGGTTGAGGGCAAGAGACGCGCTGACCGCCTATGACTCGGCGGGTGCTGCACCTGAAGGTATGGTGGGCCGGTTCGGCAACGAGAACTTCCCCACCGTCACAAGTCAGTTGTCGTCCGACAAGCGCAATTCTGTTCGCGCCGTCGAACGTGAGTTCATCGCGGCCATTTTGAGGTATGATTCCGGCGCAGCCATCCCTCCTTCGGAATTCACCTCCGCATATCAGACCTACTTCCCCAATCCCAACGCCGGACCGGAGGAGATTGCCGCAAAGAAGCGCATCCGTGAGACTGCCTTGCAGGGCCTCCTTACCAGTGCCGGCCCAGGCGCCAACCTGATACCCCGCAACGTCCAGTTCGAAGGCCAGTTCGGTGATGCCCAGACCCCGCCGCAGGTCCAGCGCCTTACCCCTGATCAGGAAAAACAGCTCGCCGCGCTCGCGCCCCGTGCAACCTCAGGTCAGGATCTTGTAGACCTTGCCAGCACCTTCGGCATTACGATCGACCCGCAGGATGCCCAGGCGACGGTCGATTATTACAGGAAGGGCGGTACACAGGAGCCGGTTGTCGATTACGGCCATGCGGATGCGCAGTATCAGCAGCAACTTCGCGACCGAGCAGCAGCCAACGAGCGGCGGCTTGGAGCACCTGGCGCCGACGATCTCGTCATGCAAGGGGCCATGGGGCAGCTCGGCGACGAAGCGGCTGGCGTTGGAACTGCGATCGGCGGCCTTCTTCGCGGAAATGCCGACCTTGACCTGAATTACCGCCTTGGTCGCGATACCGAACGGACACGGCTTGAGCAGGCCCGCAAGAACGCGGGCGTCTTCGCGCTTCCCGCTGAAATCCTCGGCGGTTTCGCCTCTATCGGCCCTGGCGCAAATGCACTGATGCCGCAATCCGCCGCACAGGCATTTCGTCAGGGCGCGGTCCCTGGCGCTGTCGCGGGCGGCATTACGGGCTTTGGTTCCGGCGAGGGGTTCGAGGGCAGCACGACAAACGCCTTGCTCGGCGCCGGTCTCGGCGGCGTGATCGGCGGCGGCCTGTCGGCTGGCGGGTATGCGGCTGCACCTGTCCTCGGTCGGTTCCAGCGCCCTGCCCAGGATCTAGGCTTCACAGTGGACAATGCCCCCGCAACCGCCGGGGACGTGGCAGCGGCGGGACAGGCGGAGGGCGTCACCGTCAACCGCGCGATGGTCGATCCGGCGTCGCGCAATCGCGTGACCGGGGCCGAAACCACGATGGCGGGTGGGCCAATCATCCAACGTGGCATGAAGAACGTCACGCGCCAGATCGAAGGGCGCACAGCCCAACTAGGGCAGGGCGGCACGGCTATGGAGCCGAACGTCGCTGGCCAGACGATTGAGGCCGCAGGCAAGCGCTTCATCGAAAAGAGCGGCAAGAATATCGGGCAGATGTACGACCGTGCCGTTTCCCTGTCGCAGGGCGTGAAGGTCAAGCCGAACGAAGCTAACCAGGTGCTTGACGACGCGATCGGCCGCCTGTCGCAGACATCGAACACGAACAGCGCGGAAATCGCCTATCTTCAAGGGCTGAAGCAGGACCTCTCCAAGCCGCTTGGCGTCGAGGCGCTACGCGATCTCCGCACAACACTGCGCCAGAAGATCAGTAAGGGCGACCTGGTATTCGGCCAGAATGAAAGCCGCGTGCTTGGCGTGATGGACGCCTTGTCTAACGATATCCGCAATGGCTTGAACGCGGCGGGACGGAAGGATGCCGCCAATGCGTTCGATCAGGCGGACGGACTCTATCGCCAGCGCATGGAGTTCATCCAGGGGGCAGTGCAAAAGCTGATCGGCAAGCGCGATGCGAACCTGCCGCCGGAGCGTGTGTTTTCCAATCTCAAGGCCATGGCATCCCCCAAAGGGGACGAAGCCGGACTAGCCAAGATGATGCGTACGATGACGCCTGATGAACAGGCTGACGTTGCCGCGACATTCGCCGATGCATTGGGCAAGAACGGCAATGGCGAATTCACGACCGCGCAGTTCGTCGCCCAAGCTGAGAAGCTCCCCGAAGCGGCCCGCCGCCATCTATTCGGTGATCGTGGCGCGGAGAGTGTCAAGAACCTCATCACTCTGTCCAAGGCGCACAAGGCAGTGCCGTTCAATAGTTCACGGACAGGTGTTGCGAACGACTATCGCTCGTGGATCGCGAACCTGTTTCTCGGCGGCGGCGCGGGCGTTGCAACCCAAAGCGGCACGACCGGCGTTGCAGCGGCTGCTGCGGGTGTAGCGGCCAAGACGGGCAGGGATATCCTCACGGCCCGCGCGCTCATGTCCCCGAAGATCACCAAATGGATCGTCAACGCGCCGAAAACCAGCAGCCCCCAGGCGATCAACCAGCATTTCCAGCGGCTCGGAACCATCGCGGCACAGGAGCCGGCGCTTTCGGGTGAAATCCAGGTGATTCAGCAGCGCATCATGGAAGCGGCGAAGGGCGGCCTTTCAAGCCCAGCGCCCGCAGACGATGTAAGCCAGGCCGGGCAGCGTCCAGAACAATAGAAAGCCGCGCCAGATCCACCGCATCGGTGCGAACTAACACAAGCAGACGATCAATCAAAGGCTCCTTTCCGGGGCCTTTTCTCATTTCGGGAAAAGTAAATGGCATCGGAACTTCTGTCCGCATTTCCTCCGCGCGCAACCGACGCGAACAACGACCCCTATTCGGGCGCGAAGTGGAAATTCTATGTCTCCGGCACATTGACGCCGCAGAACGTCTATGCGGATGCCGATCTCAACACCTCTTTGGGTGCGACTGTCACGGCGGATAGCGCTGGCAAGTTCGTGCCGATCTATTTCGACGCTTCGAACGTCTATCGCGGCATTCTGGAAAACTCCACGGGCTCGACGACGCTGTATGATATCGATCCGATCAACAGCGAATGGCTTGCGCTTTTCGCGAGCGGTGCCGGAGCCGACGAGATCGGCTTCATCCAGGCCGGGACTGGCGCTGTTGCGGAGACCGTCCAAACCGCATTGCGGCGCTTCGTGTATGTAAATCAGTTTGGCGCTGATGCCACGGGGGCGATACCTTCCGACACCGCTTTTACGGGCGCGGCAGCGCAAGCGGTTACAATTGGCGCGACTCTGCTGATTGCCGGCGGCACGTACCTCCTTGACGGCTGGATTCCGCCAGCCGGGTTGGAAATCGTGGGGGCAGGACAGGGCGAAACCACCCTGAAGCGCAAAGGCGCGGCGGTAAACAACAATGCCGTCATCGAGTTGCAGAACGGTCGTAACACGATCCGCGATCTGACGATCGATGGCAATAAATCTGCCCAAACCCTCGCATCTCAGTGCCTTTCGGTCACCAACGGCGGCGCGTATCGCCTCGAAAACCTTGAGGTGAAGAACGCCAAGCAGGTGGCTGGTGGATATGGGTCCGGATTGGCGATCGTTTCCACCGACGATGGAGCGGACAACACGCAAAGCCAGATCGTTGGCCTCACCGTGACCGATTGCGACGCGGACGGCATTTATGTGGATGAGGTCTACAATCTCCTGATAGACCGAAACAATTGCAAGGGCAATGGCGGGTCTGGGATCGCGCTCACCAACTACGACTCTCCGCTAGAGCCGGATTCACAGCGTCAGATCCAGGTCACTGACAATAACTGCCTCGACAATAACGGGTCAGGCATCGTCGTGAGCGGAACGACGGTTAACAATGTCCTTCCGCCCATTGGGAATTTCCCCGCAAGGGCTATTGTGATCGACGGTAACGTCTGCATTGGCAACGACGGGTATGGGATTGCGGCACAGTCGTCTGGAACCGCCGTTACCGGCAATACATGCCTGTTTAACGGCAACGATGGCGCGGGGCGCATCACTTTCGCTGGCATTCTGTTCAACTGCTACGGCTCGGTCTGCTCCGGGAATACGGCCGAGCAAAACGAGTATTATGGCATCGATGCTGGCGGCGCCTTCGAATGCGTCGTCTCAGCCAACATTGTCCGATTCAACGGCAACGCCACTGCCAATAATGGCACGGGTATCAATGTCGGCGCGGCTGTCCGCACAATCGTCGAGGCGAATAACGTGGTCAGCAACGGTTCGACCGGGGCCGGTGTGCAGATCTATGTTCCAGCGTACGACAGTAATGGCACGACGCTCGGCGGGCTGCCCTATCGGGCCTCGGGCGTCTTCATCAACGGAAACAGCATCACCCTCGCTAACAATAATCAGGTCGGCATATACCTGCATCAGGGTCCCGAAGAGTGCCGCGTCACCAACAATAGTGTGACGGGCGGCACCGCCAATCTCTCCTTCATCGTCGAAAGCCCGTCCTGCTACGTGCGGGGTAATCACAACGGCGCATATATCGTCGGCTACACGCTAGCGAGCGCTGCATCCCTGCTCATTCCCGATTGGGTTGAGCTTGCGGTGATCTCCGGCAACACGACCTGTACGGGCGGCATCGACACGTACAGCCGCAGCTCGTTCAGTGGGAAGGTGGCCTGGATCAAGGTCACCAATGGCGGGTCAGGTTACACCTCGGCGCCATCCGTGAGCATTACCGGCGGGGGAGGCGCTGGAGCGACAGCACAGGCCTACATCGGTAGCGACGGCGCGGTCGTTGGCGTCATCGTGACCAACTACGGATCGGGGTACGCCTCCACACCAACGATCGGCTTCTCCGGCGGCGGAGGTTCCGGCGCCACCGCCACCGCAACTGTAGGGTGCGACAACATCGTCAACCGCGAGCTGAGACTTGTGTTCGGCGGTACGGCCCAGATGAACAATGCTGCCAATCTCAAACTTGCTGGGGGAGTCAATTTCACGCCCGGCGGGTCAGGTCACAGCACTCTCAGCCTTATCGGCATGTACGGCAATGCATGGTGCGAAACCGGGAGGGCGGCGTGAGCATCGATCTCGACGGCGCCGAGGGCGGCAGGATGGCGGCGGCCTTCGCAGTGGGCTGCACGTCGGCATGGGTCTTCATCCGCAACATGGTGATGAAGCCCGCGATCAAGTCGTGTCACCAGCGAATCGCTGAGCTTGTGGAAGACCGGGATCGACTGATCAAGCGGATCAGTGATCTTGAGCTTGTCCTGATGATGCATGGACCCGGCGATCTTCGCGCCGCCGTGCAGTCGGCCGTTTCGGAAAACCATATGGAAATCGAGTTGCTGAAGCGGAAGATGGAGGCGAAGGCATGAGCGCCGACAGCCGCAACGTCGCCGATCTGGAGCCGAAGACTCGTGCAATCTACGAGGAGCATCAGCGGCTTTGCACGGCTGCGGGCATTCCGTTCACCGTGACGTTCACGTTCCGATCAATCCCAACGCAGAATGAGCTTTATGCGCAAGGCCGAACGAAGCCAGGTAAGATCGTCACGAATGCTCGCGGCGGACAGTCTTTCCACAATTACCGTTGCGCCTATGACGGCACGCCCACGGTCCTCCTGAAGCTGCCGAACTGGGGCGACACGCCGGCTCACAAAAAGGAAACCGATCGGATTTGGGCGCTTTACGGCAAGTTGGCTGTGCAAGCTGGCGGACGCTGGGGCGGCAACTTCAAAAGCATCAAGGACAGGCCGCACGTGGAATATCCGATCGCGCTGGCTGATCTTCAGGCGGGTAAGCTGCTATGAGCGGCTTTTCAAACATACTGCGTGGGATAGGCGGCGACTTCGAGATTGGCCGTGTCTATCTCGCCGCAAGCGGTTTCGCAGGCATCACGACGCCTATAGGCTTTCAGATCTGGCACATGCTCGAGAACGGCGGCCAGTTCGACGTGACGGCGTGGTGTGTGGCCTATCCGGGCGGTCTCGCCGCGCTGGGTGCGTTGGGTGTCTTCACGATCGGTAAGAAGGACAAGGGGGTAGCTGACGCCAAGGCAACGCTGGCCGCCTCCGATGCCGCAACGGCGAATACGCCATGATCGCCGGAACGATCTTGAGCGCGATGGCGCGGCCCTACGTCGCAATGGGCGTAGGCGCTGCGCTGCTGGCTTTTCTAGCCTTCGGCGGCGTCCAGACATGGCGGCTGGGCAATGCGCAGGACGCCCTGACGATCGAGAAACTGGCACACAGCCGAGACATCGCCATCTGGCGGGAAGGCGGCATCAAGGCGACCGCCGATGCCTTGGCGAACGCGCGGCGGATCGAGCTCGAGCAAACCCAAATCACCGAAGGATTATCCGATGACTATCAGACGCGTCTCGCTGCTTTTCAGCGCGGCCTTGCTGGCAGGGTGCGGGGAGCATCCGGAGCCAATCCGAGTAGCACCGGAAAAGCCGATAGTCCCCAACTCGCCTACGATCCCGGCATTTATTTCGGACCCGGTGCCGATCGCGGAATTTCTGAAAGCGATGCCGGGATTTGCGGCGTCGTCACCCTCAGACTGATCGCAGCCCGTCAGTGGGCGCTTGAACAATCCCAAATCGATAGGGGGAATTGAATGTTTTTCAATCCGCAGTTGGGCGTGTCCACTCAGTTCGAGGAGACGCTACTCGATATTCCAGAAGATTTTGCCTCCAGGTGGGAGCCGTCGTTCGATCTTTATAGAACGAACGCGGGGCGCTATTCTACCACTTTCGACACCTCGACGCTTGTCCCCGCCAGCCCCACGCGCACGCTCTACGTCAATTTTCAGACGGGAAATGATGCGAGTGCGGGAACGTCCGCAGGAACGGCCTACAAAACACTTCTGAAGGCGCTTCAACAGACCACCGCAGGCACCAGCACCGTAATCTACATTGATGCTACCGCGTGGACGATCATGCGTGGCAGTAACGGCTCCGGCTTGGCTGGTAGCACCGCGAGCTTTCAGGGCTGGAACAACTCGCTGCCGCTCGGCGACGTGTACGTCATTAATCGCTCCGCTTTCCGCGTCCTGATTACATCAGTTGCCAGCACCACGGCGCTCACATGGAATCTCGTTTCCGGCACGATGTATAAGGCGTCCACTACAGCCACCAATGTCGGGTGCGTGGTCGATGCTGATTTCGAGATCACGCCGGTCGATCCGTCCGGGCGGCCAATCCCCAATGTCCGCAATCCTTATCGCACCTATGTGAAGGTTGCAGACTCAGCCACTTGCGGATCAACGCCGGGGTCATGGTATCTCGATACGGGCGCGAACGAGGTTTATGTCAATCGCTGGGATGGCAGCGTTCCCAACACCCGCGTGCTTGTCTGCAATCGCATCAACAATGGCCGCGCGGGCAATGGGGCCGACAATCAAGTCACCTATATCGAGAACTTGGATTTCGTCGGCGGTGCGTCTTGCTTCAAGGCTGACACAGGCAGCTCATCGCGCCCGATCACCTTTATCGACCGCAACTGCACCTTCTCGGGAAGCGACTTCAGCACGACCAGCAATCTGATCCCGCTCCTCGGGCCGGTCACGAATTATAGCTGGCGCGCGGCAGAATATGGTGGCTATGCCGACAATCGGAACGGCCATAGTAATTCCTCTGATGGCACAAATAGCCCGTCTCCGAAGATCTTCCGCGACCAGTGCGTGTCTTTTGGTGCGGGCATTACTGGCAACTCTGGTGGCGGGCAGGATAATACATTCACGATCCACGACGGCGCGACCGCGATCAGTCTGAACTGCCTCGACTATGGCAGCCGTGGCATTCCAGTGGCGGGCGGAACAAACTATTCGATGCATTGGATGCTGGGTGGGACAATCGGGCCTGCTACAGACGACACCATCACCCTTTTTGCGGCTGGTCAGTCTGACGGTATCGCCTGGATAGACGGTACAAGGCTCTACGCGCCCAATGGCTACCAGGTAACCACGGGTGGAAGCGCGGCCCTTTATTATCGGCATATTCCCCGTCCGACATATTCGGGGTCGAGCGCTGACGCGTCGATAGCTCAATACTGACGGTGAGCCGCACATCCCCTCTCCCAAGGAGCAACCCATGATTACTCCCGCCATGATCGAAGCAGGCGCTGCGGCGCTGCGAGAGTGCAAGGAAGGGCTGGACGAAGCCGAGAAGGCGCTGATCGTGTTCGAGGCGATGACGGCGGCTGCTCCGGTTGAGGAGACTGCGCCAGAACCCACTCCCGTCCCCGACAAGACGAAGGACGCGGAATGGATCATGGCGAACCAGGACCGCTACTCCGCCGAGCAGATCAAGTGGGCGCGGGGGATTCTCGGATTGCCGGATGGGGAGGCGCCCACGCCTGTTCCGCCAATCATCACGCCATCCCCGACACCGACCGGCACCAAGATCGCCAGCCAGGCCGAACTCGACAAGGCGCTCGCCGATACCGCGGGCGGCAAGACGCTGCTCCTCGCCGGCTCGTTCAATATAAACATCGCCCGCGAATACGCATCCGAGATGGTCATCACCTCGGCAGACCCGAAGGCAAAGGCGAAGATCGGCAGCGCCAAGATCAAGGGAAGCAAGGTCACGCTGCGAGGGCTTGAGATCGGCCGTAGCGCATCGGAGGCCACGCGCGAGAGCCAGTTCATGCTGACGATCGAGGGAGGGAATATCACGATCGAGGGGAACCACTTCCACGGCTCGCTCGACGATGATCCCCGCAATGATGGCGTGGGCTACAAGCTCTGGTCCACGGGCAATGTCCGGATCATCAACAACGAGTTCGAGCAACTTGGCCGCTGCGGCGTCAATTCCGGCACAGGCATCCTGATCCGGGGCAACCACTGCCACGACATTCGCAGCGAAGGCTTCCAGTCGTCGAACGTCACCGATATCACCATCGAAGACAATCTGTTCGAAAAGTGGAAGCGCGCCTCGGCCGATCACCCCGACGCGATCCAGTTCATGACCGCCGGCGCCAATCGCGGGTCGTCAAAGATCGTGATCCGCCACAACGTCATCCTCTGCAATGTCGGCGACGGTGCGCAAGGCATCTTCCTGCGCGACGAGGTTGGCGGGCTGCCCTACACGGATCTGACCATCGAGAATAACTTCGTGCTCGGTAAGAACATGGCCAACGGCATCTATGTCGACGGCGGCAAGAATGTCACGGTGCGCAACAACACCGTCGTTTCGCCGACCGACGACAGCAATCCGGTCTGGATCTCACTGAAGAACATCTCCGGGCTGACGCAGTCGGGCAACATCGCTGATCAGGGCGGACAGAAGACGCCGGCTCAGGTGTTCACGGGCGCTCAGATGGCGCTGCTGACGACGGCTCGGTATGCGGAGGCTTCACCGGAGAAGCTGTTCGTGTCCGGTATCGGAGCCCAACTCGCCTAGCGCGCTTCTTCGGGGCTTCCGGCGGATCGCTCGCCCACCACGCCCACGCGACGACGTTTCCGGCGAGATCGTAGACGGGCTCAGGCACCCCTCACCATACCTTGCCCCGCTCCAGTTTCCAGCGTCAGATGGGCTATGAACCTCGGGGAAGCGATCAAGCACTTGGCATGGATGGCGGCTCAGACAGAGTTGCGAGCCGAGGGGCGCGACAAGACCATCGAAGCCATGAAATTGGTAGTCTCGCTGTTTCCGAAAAGGCGGCGGGATTTGACCCTGCTCTGGAAGGCGCTTGAGGGGGAGGAGATCATCGAACAGCGCAAGGGCTATATCGTGCATCTCAATCCGCCGGTGCCACTGGCTCTTGGACTTATGCGCGACGTCGGATTGCGGGCCTGGGGCTCGGCGACGGCGCCCGAGGATGTCGCGCGGCTTGAGGCCATCGCGGCACTGACGATCGAGGATGCGCGTCAAGACTGATTACCAGGCGTGAGGGCAGCGCGGATGATCTTGGCGGCGCTCTCATGCAGATAGGTCATATTGGTTGTGCGATCCGGGTGTACGCGCGTGGGCCATCGCTCAAGCTGGTTGCAAAGCCATTTCCAATCACCGTCGACGGTCTTCAGCGCCTCCACCAAGCCCGCATCATCGGGGGCGGTGAGGGTGCGCTGGTTCCAAGGCCCAACCTGGTTGGGATCGTCTAAGGGTATCGCGATCTGACGACTGGCCATCCAGCAACCGTCAGTCCGGCACGTCGCGTAAGGGTTGCAACCGCCCGCCACATGCAGCGCTTTCCCGCAGAACGGACAAGGCTCCACCCCTCCCACCGTTTCGCTGCCGGGGGTGGTTTCAAGATCGGTTGAGGGTGGGATCGCCGGGAATACGCGCTTGCAGTTGATGCAGCGCACCTCGTCCGAACCAGCAACGTCAGCCGCCTCTCGGCAGTGACATTCGGGGCATTTCCCCTCGCTCACTTCCCGCTCCGTTCTGTGAGGTGCTGGCGGAGGGCGAGGCCGGTTTCGGAAAACCGAAACATTGGGTTGCCGATATTGTCCACCGTTTCAGTCAGCAGCCCTTTTTCGACCATGGCCCGGCAGGCTTTATGCTGACGGCCTCCGTAGAATTTCCACGAGGGCAGCCCGCGGATCTGACCGCGGTGGGCGGTCCGAGCA